ATGGAAGAACTTGTAATAATTTATACAGACGGCGCATGTGTACCAAATCCAGGTAAAGGCGGATGGGGTGCTACTATGCAATACAGAGACGTCATTAAAGAATTTTCTGGATCAGAACCACAAACTACTAACAATCGCATGGAAATGCAAGCTGCTATTGAAGCACTTACAAGATTAAAAAGACCATGCAAAGTTAGAATTTATTCTGATTCAAAATATCTAGTTGATGGTTTTACACAATGGTTTCCTAATTGGAAAAAGAATAAGAAAACCGGTTACTTAAATCAAGATTTATGGTTAAAATTAGAAATTGTGGCTGCTGCACATACTATAGATTGGCAATGGGTTAAAGCTCATTCAGGCATTCCTGGTAACGAACGTGCTAACGATTTAGCAGAAGCTGCTGCTCGTAAGTAATCACTTTTAATCCCTTGTTCAGAACATATTTGTAAATACTGGACAAAACACTTTTATATTTCACACTAACATAAGGTTGGCAGGCCGGATTGTAATACTGCTGGGTCAAGTTCTGGAAACGAGAACCGCTGCTCAAATCGTTGATTGTGCAACGACTTTTAAACACTACCCTCACGCGAGAGGATGCCAAAAGCAACGTCCATTGACGTCAATGCTTTGTTTAATCGGAATGGTGGACTAGCTGTATTTGAAACAGAATACATAGTTCTTAAATCTGTAGAATACCAGTAATGGTAACAATTTCATAATGATATACATAGCACCTGAAAGTTATATCTTAAAAATACCTGTAAGTAGTGGTCCGGAGGTAGCCAATATGAGAGTCTACAGTCACGTAAAATCTTACTGCGATTCCATGGCGATGGGGTGAAATCATGCATCCAACTTTATTAGGGTGCATCTGACTTCAAAAGTGATATCTAATTATTTATTATTAAATATTAATTCATTATTACTATTTTTTTTCTTTCTTAAGTTTCTTTAGATAAATGTATTGAGCGATAGCGAAAATACAGATGAACGTTAGTTCATCTTTTAATATGAGAATTAATATTTAATAAATATTCATATTATATAAGGGATATTACGAAAGGATGATCCTATAAGGAATACTATGAGAATTCGAGAAATAACAACACCTACACCACTTTATGAAGCTGAATCTTTTAATAGTATGCTTGATAAATCAGTTGCTGAGTACATGAAAAAGAGACACATAACAGTACCGTCTAAGGTCGAATCATTCCTTAGAGTCTTAAAGAAAACAACTTATGCTGCAGCACTTGTAGTACCAATATACAAATATTATGCTAATGTTGAAGTAATAAAAGATCAGTATAAAAATAATCCAGCTGAAATTGCATCGCATACACAAATTGAAGAAGGGATTTTAACTACAACAGTCCTTGGACAAGTTGCAACTATACTAGGCGGAGAAGTTTTATTATTTTTTCTAGCAGAACTTTTTGGAGCTATACCGATTGTTGGTTTGTTGCTAGTTAGGATCCTGCAGGCGTTAGCACCAGCTGCAAGTGCAATGCTAGCAGGTTGGTTAAGTTCTGAAGGTGGAAGATCATTTATTGTTAATTTGGTGCATGTGCAACAACTTCAAGATATTCCGGGATTTGCAGCTGATTTAGTTTCTACATTTAAAGATGGAATTTCTTGGTGTATTAGTAAAGCTGAAGACGCTGCAGGAATTGATATTCCGTTTATTGGTCCAGATCATAAACCTGCAGATCCAAATGCACCTAAACCAGATAGTACTACACCTCCTGCAGATCCAAATGCACCTAAACCAGATGTTAAACCAGATGTTAAACCATCTGCAACACCGACTGATCAAAATGACCCATGGGCAATCAAACCTAACACTCCGCCGGTGTATCCTAAGAAACCGACAGAGTTAAAGAACATTGTAGCACCGACAGATGACGACTCATATAGAACATGGGACAGAGTTAAAAGAGGTGCAAACGGACAACTACAATTAAAGTAACGGCATCCTAGAAATTTTAGTTAATTCAATATTATCTTTAACAATATCATACATAATATCACGATCTTCTGAACCAAGATTATAAAGAAGATCGTTGATGCCAATACCTCCTCTCATATACCAACACAATCTATAAAGCTCGTGCTTAAAATTCTTAATTTCATTTCCAAGCCTAATTAGATATTCAAAAATCTCTTCTCGTGACAGTCTAATTAGGCGGCTGCGAAAAAATTTGCTTGATCTAGATCAATTGAAAGACTTGTACCAGCGCCACATGCAGAACAATGAACTTCAACATCCGGCACTCTCCAAACTTCTTTATTTTTATTAAATTGATCACGAATTTTATCAAAAATGTCTTTATCACAATTTGTTAACCATTCATAAATAAAATTAGATTCAGTAACAACTACCGTTCCTGTATCAACTGATTCGATACTAGCTGAATAAATGTCATTTTGCAATGTACCTAAATCTTTAAACAACTCTCCAATAAGTTGTTTTTGTTCATCTTCTGTTTTAGATGCAGTTGCAGATAATTGTTGTTGTAACCGCATATTACGAATTGAAAAATCAGTTGTTTTTCTATAAGTTAACGGCTGCAATTTAATTAGTAGTCCGTTGTAATTAATAACACTATCATACGTGCATTTTGCAAAATGATCAACTACTGTAGTTAAGTCAACGTCGTAGTCATTTTCCTCTCCACATTTATCACATCTATTAATAATTTCTAAAATATTTCCAAATGTTGCAATACGAATAGCAACTAATAATAAATCAGTATCTAATGATGTTACTTCCCACCCATCTTTAACGCTAGGGCAACAACTTTCTATAATTGACACTGTACTTTTACCTGATACTAGAGCATCAGGAGTTTTAACAATGATTTCATCCATGCCTGTCATACTAAAAATTGGCATATTTGTTGCATCACCAGTTAAACTTCCTAGCTTGTTGTAAATACCGCCTGATGGTAAAGGAATGTAAATTTTTGGTTGTCTGTAAAATTGTTGTAAAGGATTTTGAGCCATTTTTATCTCCGGATAAATATATAATTAACCGTATTTATATACACAAAATTTTAGGAAAATAAAAATGTCAGACTTGGACAACCGAACAGCACAGCAACTTACCGAATCGTTAGACGATCTTACTAAAGCTCTAAAAGGTAAAGGAAACCCGAGAGCATCAGATTCATCATCTTCATCTTCAGGTAATAACTCAAAAAACAATGGCGGCGGCGGAGTGATGGATCGATTTTCCGAACTAGCAGGCGGTGCAACTGGTGCTCTTAAAGCTGTGTGGGACGGCAGTACAAAGGTTGCAGATGGATTTCATTTACTTACTGGTGTAATAGAAAAGAATGGTGGAGTTCTTGGGCAAACATTTGGTTCACTAGCTAAGAAAGTTGGCGATTCTGTTCTTGACACCCACCAAAAATATACCGAATTTGGTGAGTACGGCGCTGGGTTTAATGAAAACTTAGGAGAAATGGACCGTTTAATCAAAGGTGCAAGGATGACCCATGAAGAATATGGGGACATGCTAAAGAAAAATGCTACGGAATTAAGTGGTTTAGGTTCTACAATGAACCGTTCGCAAGTAAACTTTTTAGAATTTACTAAAGGTTTACAAGAATCCGATGTTGTTAATAAATTAAAAGAATTTGGACTTCAAACTGAAGATGTTACGGAAGTAGCTAAAGCAGCAATGGCTAATCAACGTGGCCTTGACATGTCTGACCTTGAAACTAAAAATGCTGCTATTGATTCTGCTATCAGAATGACAGCAGCTATGGAAGAAACTACTAGGATAACCGGATTAAGTAGAAAAGCTCAAGAAGATGCGCTTAAAAAGGAAATGGAAGACGCACAAGTTCAAGTTGCAGTTTCTAGATTAGATAAAGATGCCAGAAATAGATATCAAGAATCAGTAGCCGAAATGGCAGATATGCCAGAAGCTGCTAAACGAGTATTTAAAGAAACATTTACAGGCGGATTGCGCACTAAAGACGGTGCAGAATCTATGGCTGCAATGGGTAGTGCCGGTCCAGAATTGCAAAAAGCTGCAGAAGCAATGAAGAATGCAAGAACTGAGGAAGAAAAAACCGCAGCTAAAGTTCAACTGCAGAAAGCAGTTGAAGCAGTTGATAAATGGCAAAATTCTGATGGTTTCAAAGACATGGTTCAATACGGTAAAGGCGGCGTCGCATCTAAAGCTACAGAAGCTTGGACCGGCAATAAAGAATTGCCTCAGATTCAAACAAAAATTGATGAAGAGAAAAATAAAGGCAATAATATTGACGAAGCCACTGCTAGACGAATGATTCACGATGAAGCCAAAAAAAACTCAATGGGTCTAGATGAAAAAGGTGAAAAACTTAAAGATACAGAAGTTGCAACTACTTTAAACAAAGCTAACAGTACATTAAAAGATATGTCTGCTGGTGCATCTAAAACTTTTGGTGAAATGGTCAGAACCGGTAACGACTTTGTTAAAGAATGGGACGGTATAAATGGCATATTGCGAGCTAGGAAACAAGAAGAAGCAACTCCTGGTGCACTTATTAAAGAAGCTGCAGGTTCTTTTAAATCTCCAATTAGTATTGGCCATGCATATCAGGACGCCAATAAAACCGCACGTGAAGGATCAGTATTGCCATCTGATGCCGACGCAGCTAAGTCGCCTGCAAAACATTCGTTTGCTGGTGGTACACCTGAATTTGAGAAGTTTTTATCAGGCGGCGGCGGCTTTAAAGACATGTTTACGCCGTTTGATCCAAAAGGCGAGCTTGCAGAGCTACACGGCAATGAAATTGTAGCAAACGAAGATCAAATGAAACGGTTTGTTCAACAAATAATGCCTCCTATGTCGCCATCGGCTGAACAAAAACAATCAAAATCATCAACACCGTCTACTACAGATGTTAAAGATGCTACAAAATTAGATCAAGTTCCTGCTACACCACAATTAACTGATATTAGCAAAACATTTACAGATATTAATACTGAAATGAAAGGTGTTGCTAAACAATTTAACGAAATTGCTGATAAATTTAAAAACATTACCTTTGCTCCTCAAGCAAAAGAGATGCATGAAACAGTTTCTAAGGCAATTGAAAAAGCTACCCCGCAAACTAAAACTACAGAAGTTAAACCAGTTGAACCACCTAAAGCTGAAGTTAAACCAGTTGAACCACCTAAAGCTGAAGTTAAACCAGAAGTTAAACCAGCTGATTCTAAACAATCAGAAATAGCAAAAGCTGAAATAACACAACTAGCTACTACTATTAAAGCTGGTATCGCTAAAGAAGAAAAAACAGAACAAAAACCTGCTGAAAATCCGTTTAAATTAGTAGAGCAACAATCTATTGCACAGTTAGGGCAACAATTTAATAAACTTATTAAACCAGCTACTCCTAAAGAACAACCTACAATTACTACTCCTTCGTTAGACGCAATTAAACCTACTAAGTCTATAGAAGAAGCTGCAATTACCGCACTGCATCAAAATTTTGAACATTTAAACAAGTCAGTATCTGGTTCATTGACTGAAGTTAAATCATCAAATGCTGAAAAAACTAAAGCTACGGTTGCAGCACCAGTTAAACCTAAGGCTCCTGATGTTTCTAAGTTAGACGACAGCCTGATAAACCTAGCTAAGTTTAAACAATCAATGAATTCTGGCGATATATCTAAAATTGGTATGTCGCAAATGGATCTTAGTGACTCTGGTAAAGCTGCAGAAGACAAATTAGGACCATCTGCTGCTCGTGCAGCATTACAGAAGAAACGTGAAGCATTAGAAGACGCATCTTTTGATTACGAACAAATGAAAGCAGATAAAACTAAGCCAACTGCTGAATCCGCAGAGAAATTAGCTAAGAAAAAAGAAGAAGTTGCAAAATTAGCACTATCATACGAAGATGATCTAATCAAAACTAAAGGTAAATTGAAACTTCATGCTGAAGAAGAAGCTAAACATGCTGAAGTTAAAAATAAAACTGCCAAAGAATCACAAGCAAAACAAGTTGCACAAGCATTAGAGTCTGAAAAGAACTTTATGAAAGAGCACGGCGCAACTGCACAGTCATTATCTAACAAACCTAAAGTAGCTGACAAGTCTATTAAGGAAATGACCGATGCTGAAAAGAATTTTGCAATGTACAGCAGTGGTAATAAACCACCACCGCCAACCCCTGAAGGTATTCACTCACCTAAAGATCCTAAGTTTGATCAGTTGCGTGAACAGCTTGGTAGTTCTTTTAAATCATTAGATGCTACGATTAAACCTGCAGGTTTACCAAAATTAGAAGACATTACTACTAAATATGAGCCAATTAAAGAAGAACCAAAAGAAAAAGGGTTCTTTGATTCGATTAGTGATGTAGGTTCTTCTATTGCAGGGATGTTTAAAGGTGATAATAAACCTGGATTTGCTAAAGGCAATGTAAAATACGAAGAAATATCACAAGAAGAAAAAGATGCCGCAGATAAACGTTCACAAGAAGGTATCGGTAAGGTAGATCATAGTCCAGAAGCAACTGCAGCTCGTATTGCAGAACTTAATAGACAACATTCAAGCTATTACAAGCAAAAACCTGATATTAAAGATGATAAATCTAAAGAACCTGCTAACATCGATGATAAATCTAAAGTCGACCCGCCTAAAGTTGACATTCAGAAGCCTGCTGAATCAAAAGAGCAAGCACATGTTAATGCAATGTACAAAAAGTTTGGATTAGAAACATTTAAAGACTATAATACTAGAACGTCAGCTGAAGTAAAACAATCACATGCGTCGATTAGAGATGTAAAAAAAGATCATGCAACAATAACAACACAAGATGTTCAGCCACCTAAACCAGCTACTCCGCCAAAGGCTGTAGAACCACCTAAACCAGCTACTCCGCCACCTGTACCCGCAGCACCGGCAGCTAAAGATGTAACATTAAAAGATATACATGAAGCGTTAATACAGTTAAATAAGACTATGACACAGATGTCCCAACATACTGATACTATTAGCAGTAATAGTCATAAACAAGTTAAAGCAACAAAGAGTTTATCAGATAATCGATTGGGATAAGCAAATAAAAAAGGAAAATACATATGACATGGCGAAAACACTTTTCACCGGTTGACGTTAATTACGAATATAATCGTTCAGCAAATACATCGCAGAATTCTAAAGCAGGACCTGCTAGAACTAACTATTCTAGCTACTTACCTGATGTATATTCCGGTAGTCCTAACCGAGTTGAACGATATCAGCAATACGAAGTTATGGATAGTGATCCAGAAATTAACGCAGCACTAGATATTCTTGCTGAATTTTGTACACAAAAGCTAAAAGATGGAAAAAGTCCATTTACTGTACGTTGGAATAGCAAAGGTACTAACTCAGAAGTACGAATTTTAGGTGAATACTTACAACAATGGAACAAACTACAACAGTTTGATACTAAAATCTTCCGTATTGTACGTAATGTATTCAAATATGGTGACGCTTTCTTTATTAGAGATCCAGAGACACAAAAATGGAACTGGATTGATAATAGCAAAATCATTAAAATCATTGCAAATGAAAGTGATGGTAAGAAGCCAGAACAATATGTTATTAAAGACCTTGCACCTAATTTTGAAAATTTAGTAGTTACTCAGATTACTCCTAATATTAATCCTAGACAAGCAGGTGGCGGTATGACGTCCGGCGCAGGATATATGGGATCTCCAGGTGCGCAAAAAGGTTCGTCCGGTCCGTCACCTAGTGCAAGTGGTGGTTCTAGGTTTGGTTTAGCTGAAACAGAATATGCAATTGATGCAGAACATATTGTGCATTTATCATTATCAGAAGGGTTAGACAACAATTTTCCATTTGGTAACAGCTTATTAGAGAATATTTTTAAAGTTTATAAGCAAAAAGAGCTTTTAGAAGACGCTATTTTAATTTATCGTATACAAAGAGCACCCGAAAGACGGGTATTTCACATTGATGTAGGTAATATGCCAAGCCATTTAGCTATGGCGTTTGTAGAAAGAGTTAAAAATGAGATACATCAACGTAGAATCCCTAGCCAAAGCGGCGGTGGACAGAATGTAATTGACAGTGCATACAATCCGTTATCAATAAATGAAGACTATTTCTTTCCGCAAACTGCAGAAGGCCGTGGTTCTAAAGTTGAAACGTTACCAGGCGGTACTAATTTAGGTGAAATTGACGACTTAAAGTTCTTTACAAACAAGTTATTTCGCGGCTTACGTATTCCGAGTAGCTACTTACCAACAGGTGCAGACGATTCTCAAGCAAGTTTTAATGACGGTCGTGTAGGAACTGCATACATTCAAGAGTTAAGATTTAACAAATACTGTGAAAGATTGCAAAGTTTAATTACAGAAGCATTTACAAATGAATTTAAAATGTATATGTATGGTCGTGGTGTTAATATTGATGCTAACTTATTTGAATTAGCGTTTAATCCACCAATGAACTTTGCTAGTGCAAGACAAGCAGGGTTAGATTCGGAAAGAATTAATACATTTAATACTATTCAAGCAGTACCATACATGAGTAAACGCTTTGCACTTAAAAGATTTTTAGGATTATCAGAAGATGAAATGGCAGAAAATGAAAGATTATGGGGCGAAGAGCAAGGAAAAGGTCAGCCTACACATACAGATGCCGCAGGAGAACTACGTAGTGCAGGTTTATCCGCAGCAGGTATGGAAGGAGATTTGGGAATGGCAGGAAATCTATCTGCTCCTGCTGATATGGGAATGGGTATGGATGCAGGAATGGGCGGTATGGCTGGCGGTATGCCACCAGCAGCTCCAATGGGTGGCGCAGCACCCCCAATGGGATAAATAGATATATGATACTTAGAGAACTTTTTTATATTGATCCCAACACTCGGCATGTTGCAAGTGAGTTGCGATATTCACCTGAGAATGATGGGTTAACAATGCATCGCTCAGATACTCGTAAAACACGATTGTCTCTCAAACAAATTAATGAATTACGTAAGAGCAGTGAAGCTCATATTTTAGAACAAGAAGTTGAATTACAATTTATTAACACTATGTATTCAACACCTGCACCTGCTGCATAAATAATTTCTAAAATATTAAAAAAACCACCGGTTTGACCCTATTTTTGCACGATTCTTTATAAGTAGTGTAAATATAAGACAGCCTTGTAGAAAACGAAACTATCACAGGAGATTAACATGACTGACCGCAAAAAATTTGAAGCCATGCTTGAGGCATTGATCAATGAAGATCATGAAGCAGCAAAAGATATATTTCACAATATTGTTGTAGCAAAATCTCGCGAAATTTATGAAAATTTATTAGCAGAAGAATCTGAAGAAGATGAATTCGAAGAAGCGTTCGGCGATGATGAAGAAGAATCGGATGACGAAGAAGATGAAACTGATGACTTTGGTGCTGATGAAGAAGGCGACGATGAATTTGGTGTCGACGATGAAGAAGGCGACGATGAATTTGGTGTCGACGATGAAGAAGGCGACGAGTTCGGTGATGACGAGTTTGGTGATGAAGAAAGTGACGGCGATTTAGAAGACCGTGTTCTTGATTTAGAAGATGCATTAGACGAATTAAAATCAGAATTTGAACAATTGTTAGCTGGTGAAGACGATGAACCAGAACACGCAGACATGTTTGGCGACAATGAATTAGGCGGCGACATGGGCGGCTTTGATGATGAAGGCGAAGAAGAAAACGAATTCCAAAGCATGTTTGAATACGTTAACAAAGTTGCATTACCTAAACATGGTGACAACGGCATTAACAACAAAAGCATTTTTAACAAACCTAAGTACAATGACATGGGTGGTACTGTAAATAAATTTGGCGGTACAGCTACTGGTGAAGGTACACAAGGCGGATTGTTAAAACCTACTACATCTAAAATGGATGCTGGTAACCAAAACGTTCCTGGAAACGCAAAAGCTCCTAAATTGAAACCAGTACCAAAAGGCCATGGTGTAGAGAAAAAATCATCTGGTGATAACGGCACTAACAAAAGAAGCTTAATTCCAGGCAGAAAGTAATATATGTTACATCTCCGAGAAAACCTTAGCTTCAACGAAGCACAAATGATCGTTGAATCTGACGAACGGGACGGTAAAAGTTTGCATATGAGTGGTATTTGCATTCAAGGTGGCATTCGTAATGCTAACCAACGTGTTTATCCTGTAAGTGAGATTAGCAAGGCTGTTAAAACCCTTAACGATCAGATTCAAAATGGTTATTCTGTGCTTGGAGAAGTAGATCACCCAGATGATCTAAAAATAAATTTAGACCGAGTTTCACATATGATAACTAACATGTGGATGGAAGGACCAAATGGGTATGGTAAACTTAAAATTTTACCAACCCCAATGGGACAACTTATCCGTACTATGTTAGAGAGCGGAGTGAAATTGGGCGTAAGTTCACGCGGATCCGGCAACGTTAGCGATAGCGGTAATGGTGAAGTATCAGATTTTGAGATTATCACAGTTGATATGGTAGCTCAACCAAGTGCACCAGGCGCGTATCCCACACCTATCTATGAACACCTTATGAATAGTAAAGGTGGTCTTAGTTCAATCCGTTTAGCGGAAGAAGTGAGAGGAGATGCAAAGGCGCAAAAATACCTTAAAGAAAGTTTATTAAATATAATAAACGGACTCCAATAGAAAGGAGAATCACATATGTTGGATGCATTAAAAACGTTATTTGAAAACAATGTGGTTTCGGCAGAAATCAAAGAGTCTATTGAGCAAGCATGGGAACAACGTATCGTTGAAAACCGTGAAATTGTTGCTCATCAACTCCGCGAAGAGTTTGCTCAGAAGTATGAACATGACAAGAACACAATGGTTGAAGCAGTTGATCGTATGATCTCTGAACAACTTCAAAGTGAACTTGGTGAGTTTGTTGATGATCGCAGACAACTAGCAGAAATGAAAGTTAAATTTGCTAGAAAAATGTCCGAAAGTGCAACAGTTATGAATAAATTCGTAACACGCCAATTGGCTTCTGAAGTTAAAGAACTCCACGAAGATCAAATGACTATGGCCAATAAATTTGGTACATTAGAACATTTTGTCGTTGAGGCTTTGGCTCAAGAAATTACAGAATTTTATAAAGACAAACAGGACTTAGCCGAATCAAAAGTTCGTCTAATTCGTGAAGGTCGTCAAGAAATCAAACGAGTAAAACAACAATTTGTACAACGTGCAGC